GCATTTTCATTAAATATATTCAAATTGTCAAACAATGTAGTAAGTCTTTTTTCTGCAGGACCAACTAATGTTTGATGCGCTTTTGTAGCTTGTATTACATCTCTTGGGTCTATAAGTTGTGCCATATAAGACTTAGATGCCTGTGATAATAGGTGCATACTTGGCACTGCTTCAAATATATATTTTTCTACATCATCAGGATTAACTTCTACACCTGTAGCTTTAAAATGTTCTTCGACATCTTTAATTAATTTTTTGTATCTTTTTTTTATTTGTGTTCCATTAAAAGCTATAGAACCACCTGCAGAGTTACCAAAGAAATCTCTTAATTCGTTCATTTGTGCGTTGTAGCTTTCTTGTTGTTTAATCATATCTTCAACATCTATTTTTAAGTTAGGGTTGTAATCTGCAACATTTTTAGCTATTGCTTGATTTATTTGATACGCTATTTCTTCTAACTCTTTTTGAGATGTAGCAGTTAAAACTAATCGAGAGTAATAACCTCTTTCTTTAGCACTAGAAAAGGATAGTTTTAACATATCGTTAGCATTCCTTGATGCTGCTTCTAAATCATCTATAACCATCATTGTTTCAGGTCTAAGTTGCATTGCTCTTTTTACATGTCTAGGAAATAATTTAGTTCTAGCTAATTGTGTTCCTGTACCTAGCAATCCTCTAGCAGGGTCATCTTTAGATAGTAATAAACCTGCAAACTTTCTCATAGGTGCAACATCTGTACTTTTACCTGTCATAAGTTTGTTAGCATAATTAAATAGTTCACCCATAGCTGTAGGTCTTGCAGGAATGTTATTTAAACCAAAAGCAATGTTTTCTACACTTGCTTCTCTAACTCTATCTAAGTTTTTACCAACATCATCAGACACATATTTTTTAATTAAGTTAAACATGTTGTCAAACTCTTTGCCTGTTAAGTTACCATTCTTAGCAACTATGTCTAATATATTCCATACATCATCAGCATCATCAACATGCAGTAATACTTCTTTTACAGATGCAGGTATATTGTCAAATTCTTTAATATCATTTAAGAAAGCCATTCCTTCATCACCTTTAAGTTGTGCAATAGCTTTACCAAAACTTTGACCCCAACCTGTGCTTCTTACATCATCTACTGTTCTACCATAAAAAGCAGCACGATTAAATTTACCTGTTTTTCCAGGTACAAAAGATTTAAAGAATGTTGCAGCATTTTTAGATTGTTTATTAGCTTGTACCATAGTTCTCATTGCTGTCTTTACACCTGCACCATACATCAACGCTAAGTTTGTTGGGTCACCTGCAAGTCTAAATACACCATCAATAACACCTGATACAACACTAAATCCTGTAGAACCTGGTTCAAACATTTGTACTGCCGCTATTCGACCTGGCGATATATTTACTTTTGTTCCATCTTTTGCTTCGTATTGAAAAGCATCTTCTCTTTTGTCGTACAACTGTGTAACAGGAAGTCCATAAACTTCTACAGCTCTACTTAATGCCTCTTTTTCACTTCTACCTGCTCTACGCATATCTAAGTACACTTGTGTTTCTTTAGGGTCTAATGACTTAGGTAAAAATCCTGTACCTAAATTTAATGGTTTACCTTTCCTAGATTGTTCTAAAGCTAAACGAAACTCATTCTTTCCATATCTATCTCGTGTCTGTTTAAACACATCCCCTACACCACCGCCATATATGTTATTTAAGTATCTAGCTGTAGAACTACCTTCCTCACCTTCTGCTTGTGGTCTAAATGTTTCATACAATCCACCTAATGTTGCATTAGCTACAACTCCAGGTACAAACTTTCCTGTCTCTTGTGCAGCTACAACTGCAGATTTAAAACCTCTTGATACATTTTGGAATACAGCATCTAGTCCTAAGAAACCCATTTGTACACCTCTTTTTAAAAAGTTGACATCTGTAACAAGGTTTTCTGTGTTCTTTTTTGCTATAATGGATGCTGCTCTATTTGCTACCTGCAAAGCAATTTCATCTTCTGCAGTAGTTCCGCTTAATGCCATATAAGGTAAAACTTCTTTAGGAATTGTAGGATATGCTTTTGTAAGGTTAGCAATACTTTGTACTAAATCAGGATTTGTTTCTCTTACACCTTTATCAAAAGAAGTTGCACGATTATATGTTTCTTGTGCAACTTGTCTTTTTAAATCATCTAAAGAATAACGCAAAGAATATCTACGCATTATCTAAACCTAGTTTGTGGCTTCTCCTGTACAGGCACAGCATTTTTTTGTTCTATTAACTCTAAAATTACAGGGTCATTAAATTTACTAAATAATCCTTGTAAATAAGCATCTATATCAGTTGCCATAGGACTAGCGCCTATTCTTCCTACGCCAGGTCCTTGTGATATTCCTGCTGTGTTTGGCTCACTTTGAAACCTAGTAGGTTGTCCTAATGAGATAGGACTAGCTGTTCTAGTTGCATTTTGTGCAACTTGCTCTCCTGCTACTGTAGGTAGTTCATAATCTAGCGCATCTTCTTGGTCGTTTATTATTTGTGATTGTCCTGTTGGGTCGCCTTTTTGTCTTGGTATATATAAATCTTGAAACGCAGGGTCAGGTTTGCCATCAGTTACTTGTTTTAATGCTTTTGGCTTTCTAACCATAATATCCCTCATCATTAAAGAAGTCATCAAGACCTCCTAAAAAATCTCTTAGTTTCTCGTTTTCTGCAGCATCTTCAATAGTAAAATCTACACGAATAAATACTTTAGGATGTGGTGTAGGCATCCAATATTGCATAATTGGAGGTGTAAAACTATCATCTATTTTTGGTTCTACTTCTATATTGTCTAAATCCCAATCTTCTGAATTAATGATGTCATAAAACTTAACATTAGTTTCACGCATTCTGTCTGATGGTTCAGGCATTATTGTCCTCCCTGTTGTGCTACTTGTGATAACACTTGTGCTAATCCAGGTGGCGGTCCTTGCGGTACAGCACCTGCTTGTTGCGCTTGTGCATTTAGTAAAGCTAATTCTTCTTCACTAGGTTCTTCACCTTCTGCAGTATAGTATTTGTCTAATATTTCAGACATTCTCTGCGGATTTTTTCTTATCTCTATAGCAGCAACTAATGCTTTTTGGTCGCCTTGTGCTGCCTGTGCCATAAGAGTTTCAAACAATACAGTTTCGGCTCTTTCTTTATTAACACGATTTTGTATCTTAGTTATGTTTTCTAATCCATCCATATTTTCTTGCAATGTCTGCTTGTCAATAATTCCCTGTTGGTAAAGTTGTAAACCTGTAATAATTTTTTGTGGCTCATCAAATCCTGCCATAACACCATACACTCTTCGTGTTGTATACACTTCAGATATATCAGAGTTAGGTGTGTAAGTTTCTTTGTAAGATGTTCCTTTGTGAAATCCTGCTAATGGTTTTCTTGTACTTCCAAACATTGCTTCATCATATTCAAGTCTTTTAGCATCTAATTCTTCTAAAGCATCACCTAATACAGTTTGATATTCTCTTACATGCAGTGATGCAGATTGACCTAGTTCTTCTAATCCTCTACCTGTAACGAACGCATTAGGCGATTGTCCATCATCAGATACAGGATAAGCTGCACCAAGTCTAAGGTGTCTTTCTAATCTATCTACTTGTTGAAATAATTGATAAGGTAAATTGTTTACAGGTTTTGATACTTGTGAACCAGGTGTCAAATAGTTAACTGCAAATCTACCTTTACGATATTTTCCGCTTTCTATTTCACCAACAATGTTTGTTTCTGTAAACACTGCATCTTCCATAGCGATAGTTCCTAGTATGTTAATCTTTGCCATGTTTGCCATAAGACCTGTAATGTGTTGAAACTGTGATTGCATTTGGTCAAATGAATATCTTTTTGCAACAACAAAACAAGGACCTGATTTAAGTATGTTTGGCATAAAATCTATTATTTTTTTATTTTCAGGCAAAAAGATGTATGTACCTTCTGCATCTCTATATTCAACAACTACTTTCCCATGTCCTGTTGAGTTAGCCCAACTACCTGCTCTATCTGTGCTATCTAGTAAAGCAGAATATGGATTTTGAAAACCATTGTCATTTTCTTCCTGTGCAAATATATATTGTTTTGCTTCAGGATATTGTTCAGCTAATACAGTGTGTGGTACACGACTAATTATTGCTAGTTCTTTAGGTTGTTGGTCATTACCGAAAGTTCCAGGGTAACAAGTAAAAGGGTCACGAAGTTCTGCGTAAGGATATGGATTTCCATCTTTATCTCTTTTGTGTCCTATTGTCCAAACAACAAAACCATATCCAGGTAGCCATCTACCTACTTGCGGTAATTGTTTATGTAGTTTTTGATATTTATCATAACTAACAACTATGCGTTCTAATTTTTCAGATTTTTTTCTTGCTCGTTCACTATCTTTTTCATTAATTATATCTACTTTTATGTCAGGGCTTCTGCCTAACTTTTGTGCAAATCTTTCTAGCGCTGTTAAAAATAAATTAGGTGCAGGTAGTTCGTGATATTCTACATTAACTGAATTACCTAGAAGTGCTTTTACTGCAGCTTCTCCACCATTCATAATGTCACGAATACGACTTCTATCAATTAATTGTTCTTGATTAATTACTCTTAGGTAATCTATTTGGTCGTACAACTGTTCGCTATTTAAAGGCATTTATCTCCAATTATCATAATCTATATTACTAGGATTATAGTCAGAAAAACTAGGATTGTAATCATATCCTAGTTCTGCAAAGCGTTCTTTTTGCATACGCCTAATCGCTCTCATTGGAAACCAACTAGCCATAACAATGTCTGTTTTAGTTCCCACACTTTTGCTTTTGTTTCTAGCAGAACTAAAATACACTAACTGACTTGTATATAAGTTTATCTTTTCTTGTGCTTCAAATCCACTATAAGGTAAATTAATTAATTTATCAGCAAACATTGGTCGCATAGCTGTTACACCAAACAATGGGTCAAACTTTTGATTTCGTGTTTCGTGTCCTTCTAAAAATACGCCATGCCTATTAGCAAAATCTTTTATAGATACATCTTGTCGTATAGCTTTTTGAAAACCATTCTCTTCTATAACCCAATGACTACAGTTGTACTCTGTCCACCATTTTTTAATTATTTCTAATGCTTGTGGTATTCCTCCACCTAAATTGTTTTCTATATCTATTAAGAACAAAGTACCTGTTTCAGTATTGTAACCCCACAATACTGCAGCTTGATAACCTGTAGATGCAGGGTCAAGTCCTGCTATAAGTCTTACATTGATTGGTATGTCACCTATCGCTCTACTTTGGTCACGACACTGTTCTATTTCTTCACGCTCAAACAAAGCAAGTCCATCAGGCATAGCTACATTAAGATATACCATTTCGTATATTGCTCTACCACCTGTAGTTTCTGCTGCTCGTTTTCTGTCCATTAACCATTTGTAAGTACGCTTACCTGTCCACAACATACACTCTGTATGTGCTTCTTCATCCCAATCTGCAATGTTGCATGATGTGTCATGTGCTTCTTCGACTAATGTTTTCCAACTTTCGTTATCTAACAAATGAGAATACAGGTCATCATAATGTTGCCTAGAACCAATTACGATTATTGCTGTATGTTCCTCTTTACGACTTGACAATGTTGTAGTCCACCAGTTTCTAGTGTTTTCTCTTGAAGCAGGTTGCATAGTTGATGAGTGGTCCTCCAAGTCATCTCCGATAATGATGTCACAATCTCTTGATAAGATTTTTCCTCCACGACCAATACCAACCATGGTAGGTGACTTAATACCAGTAACAGTACGAGTGCCAACAGTAAACCCATTCTGCGACCACGCTTTTCCAGTTCGTGATGTTGGCTTAAAAGTTTTTCCAGGAGGACAGAGTTCTTCAATTAATTTCTCATTATTCTCTAGTTGGTCAATTACAGAAGATACTGCATTCTTAGCAATTTCTTCATTACCTCCTACCCATAAAATTCTAACATTAGGATTTTGCACAATCAACCATACAGCAAAATGTATAAGCAAATCTGTTTTGCCATGTCTAGGTGGTGACAATATCATTTGTTGGTCACCATGTTCTATAGCTTCTAAAATAGATTTAATCCACCTAATGTGAAATTCAGGTGTTTCGTAAGGGTCGCCTGTTTCTGTTTGAAAATACCTATCTCTAAATTGTTTAAAGTCTTTTAATGATTTTTCTGCTTTGGCAGGTATAGTCCAATTTTCTGCTTTAGACTTTGTTTCCATATCTTCTACCCAAGCAGCGTATGCGTAACTAAGTGCAGCTTTTGTACAACCTAGTAACTCTGCTGCATCTTGTTTAAGCATGTCACCTTTTAAAATTAAAGGTCCTAAATTTTTTTCTACTAACTGTTCGTAAACTTTACCTCTGCGTTTTTGTACATTACCTTCTGCTACAGGTTTACCATCATGGTCAATTTCATATACAGCACCTTTTTGTTTAGCGTGATATACAGCGTTGTGATAGCTTTTAGAACAAGTAGATGAACAAAATTTTTTCTTAGGTGGTCGTAATATATTATGACATCCTTTAGCGAAACATAATTTAGTTTTTGTCATAATTTCTGCATTTCTTGTTTTTGCACTTTAATTTAAGTTTTACCACCTCTAAATTTTCCTGACACGCAGGACATGGCACTTTCAATTATTTTTTTATTTTTTTAATTTTGCCATTTTTTGTTCTAGCAAAAATGTGTGTTTTAGTTTCTCTGATAAAAGTACCATAGTGTCTTTTATCACCCCACATCCAACTAACTTGTCTTGCCATTTTTAACTCCTTGCCATTTAGCACACCATGCAAATGATTGTACTGTTGCTTGAAATAAATTGCAGTAACCTGAACTTAAATAATGCGTACAATTTGCACATTTTTGATTTCCTTTAGGACCTAACTGATATTTTGTAGGCAAGTTACTAGATAGCTGATTATTAGAATTTATAACCATAACTTACCACATTTTACAAGACCAGTATCTTGCACTTGTCTTGTCTGTTGCTGTATCGCATTTATGTCTTGCTCTAAATGATTTCCTAGCTTCTGGGTTATCTTTGCGTATCTCCATGTTTGGGTCACCAAACATAACCTTTTTTACTTTGTCACCATCTTTGACATAAACTTTAAATTTTTTTCTACCATGACCAGGTTCACCTTTACTAATCCTAGAAGGTTTATTTAGTGTGACTGATTTACCCTGGTATGTTGCCATTATGTTATTTTATTTCTTCTTTTACTATCTCTTAATATTTTTCTTTTTACCTTTGACTGATTTTTTCTTTTTATATGTTTTCATAATTATTTATAACCTTTTGGTTTGTTTTTATTTTTTATTGGATTAGGCATTGGATATTGTTGTGCTAATTTTGACATTCTTTTTCCAAAACCAGTTGATAAAGATTTCACATAATTTTGTTTATCTTCACGACCTAATTTATCATACACACTTTTATTAAAAGATGATTTTCTACTTTTTGCCATAAATATCTCCTGTATTACTTCTTATAACTATAACACAAAACTCCACCGAAGTGGAGTTCTGTTCGTACAGTATGTCCATTACTGTTTGCGAGTATAAAGGCAGTGGTTTCCTCAGTTAAAGGTCCTCGCACCTTCACTACTCTGTGAAAGAAAAAGAAAAAATAAATTTACTTTCAGCAATCACATAATCACAAGTGCTATATGATGAAAAGCAATTTCTTTCTTTTCTAATCGCATATCCCCATACACGATACTTTTAGACTTTCTAAAAGCATATTTATTATAACATAATGTAGGTGTAAAAAAAATTTTTTTTATTGACA